CAGAGGTAATTACTCCTGATGCAGAAGAAACAGAATTTAATGAAGAACAAGAACCTGAAGACGAATATGAGGAAAGAGAGCTAGATGATGATTTAGCCCTTGAATACTTAGCAAATTCAAGAGGGGTTACGGTTGATGAATTAAAGAATTCATTAACACCAAAAGAACAAAAGAAATATGCTCCAGAGATGGAGAAATTCAACGAGTTCATTGAAAAAACTGGTAACAAAAATTACAATGATTTCTTAGAAACTCAGAAAGATTGGAGTACCGAAAGCCCTGAAAATGTACTTAGAAACTACATAAAGCTTTCAAATCCTGAACTATCTGATAGAGAAGTAAATCATTTATACAACAAAAAATACAATACTGACGAACTAGACGAGGAAGACGATGAAGACGAAATACTTGAAAAGGGAATCAATGTAAAATCCGATTTGAAAAAAGCTAATGCGTTTTTCGAGCAACGTAAGGAGGAATTTAGCGCAGTTGGAGGTTCTGACGAGCATATTCCTTTAGAGTACCGAGAAGCAAAGAAGTTTATAGATAATCAAAAACAACAAGAAGAAGCATATTCTATTGAGAGAGAAGCTACAAGAAATGATTTTATTTCTAAAACCGAATCTTTATTTAATAGCAATTTTGAAGGTTTCAAAGTTCAACTAGGCGATGAGAAAATAGGTTTTGAAGAAGTTTCCATTAAACCGGAAAATCTTAATGAAGTAAAAGAATTTCAATTAGACTCAAACAATCTTATTAAAAAATTCTTAGACGAAGATACCGGGAAATTAATTGACCCAAAAGGATACCACGAAGCAATTTACATGGCAAGTAATTATAAGACGGAATTGAATAAAGCATACAATTTAGGAAGAGCAAAAGAGCTTGAACGAATTGATAAGCTTTCAAAAAATATTCAACCGGATAATATAAGAAACGTGCCTTCAAATAGAGGTTCTGGAATCACATTCTCTAAAGATTAGCTTTTTACTTGTTTAACACAATTAGTAAATAATTTTAAACAACAACAAACATGGGAGCAATTTCAGGATCACCAGCAGTTAGATATACGCCAAGTGCAACTAAAGTACCTACTGCCGCTAATTATTTAGATTTAACAGACCTTGACTACGGGGATCACCAATTACCAGATTTGGACAAAACTCTTAATAAGAGATATGGTAGCCAAATGATTGACGGATGGTTCGAAAAAACAGGTCGTAAAATTCCTTACGCAAGTGATGTTATCACTTGGACAGAAGAAGACAGATTAACTCAACTTGCTACAGGTGTTGCTCGTACAGCAGATGTATTTACATTGGCTGACCACACTTTCAGAGTAGGTGAAGTTATTCAAGCATTTCTTCCAGATGGTTCAGTTTCAAGACAAGGACGTATCTCAGCTACAACTTCTACTACGTTTACTGCTTCTTGCGGTGATGCAGCAGGATGGACAGCATTAGGAGCTACTGGAATTTCTTGTTTCGCTGATATTTCAGAGTTCTTAAAAGGTTCAGCAGGTATGCAAGAGTCTTTGAACACTAAATACCAACAATATACTACAAGAGGTACTATCACTAAAGAAATGGTTTCTGAGAACCGTACTAACATGACTCAGATTTCATGGTTGAAAGCTACTGATAATAGCTCTGGTGATACTATCGGATATGTTTGGTACAATGTGAATAGAGATAATGCAGAAAGACGTTTCAGAAACAAAAGAGAATCTGCAAACTTCAACTCTAAAGAATGGTCTGGAGATTTAGCTGCTGCTGGATACAAAGGTCGTGAAGGTCTTTTCGCTTCTATGGCGCAAGGAAATATCTACTCAGGATTTATTGCAGACAGAGCTTCTGCCGAGTCTATGATTGACCGTTTGGAAAAACAAGGGCAATTGAGAGATAATGTTATCTACGGAACTACTGCTTTCTGTTTCGCACAAGATAAATTCTTGGCTGACACAAATACTGTTGGATTGTCTTATGGTGCATTTAACAATGATTCTAATATGGCATTAGATTTATCTTTCAAAGGATACACATTAGGAGGATATGAGTTTAACTACTCTCCATTGCAGTACTTGAAAGAAGCTACGGCACAAGGAGCTATGGCAGGTGTGACAAAAGTAAATGGATTCTTAGTTCCTTCTGCTTCACAATCTGTTACAGACCCAATGCAAGGAACAACTTCTGTAAAACCAATGATTCACGTAAGACATCGTTCTTATGGAAACATGAACAGAGATTATGAATTGTCAGTATTTGACTGGGCTAAAGGAACTTCAAATACGGATACTATTCGTACTGAATTCCAATCAGAACAAGCAACTGTATTGATTGGTCGTAATAATACTATTCTTTTCAAAGGATAATAGAAGGTTGAATTAGTAAAAAAGGGGAGAAACTTAAAAAATCTCCCCTTTTTTTAAACAAAAAAATTAAATCAATTAAATTAAATAGATATGTCAGAAGTAAAATTACCACATCATTTGTCTAAAGAATATAAACAAATGAAAGCCGATGGTTTGATTAATGAACAAGGAGTTTACGTAGGAGAAGCAGGAATTCAAGAAGTTAATTCTTCTCAAAATACTTCAGAAGAAAGTGTTGAAGAAAAAGAACAAACAATACCATTATCACAAGTAAATGATATTGTAGCCAGAATGGTAGCCGAATCATTAAAAAACATTCAAGTACCACAATCGCAACAGTCGTTTTCAAATGCTCAAAGTCAGTCAAGATTCAAAGATGAATTCAATGCTGATGATATTCCAGAATTAAGAAACTGGGAAATGAAAGATAGAGAATATGAGCTATGCGACACTATCAAGCCTATATCCTACTCTATCGCAAAAGAACATACTGCAACAACACCTTTGCAATATACAAATAGAGAAAATCAGACCGTAAATATCATGCGATATGCTACTAACCAACCTTCTTTCTTTGTAGATAAGCAAAGTAAAGAACCTGGTTCAGTATTAGTATCTGATATTATTTTCAGTTATGGAAGATTGAGAGTTCCGGCAAATAATATTACACTTCAAAAGTTCTTAGAGATTCACCCACATAAGAATATTGTTTTTAAACAATTTGATCCTTTGGCAAAATCGAAACAAATCGTTTCTGATAAGAAATTGAAACTAAAAGCAAGTAACTTAGTATTTGAAGTTGGAGAAATCACTAATAGAGCTATTGCAAGTTTAGAGTTCCCTAATTACGTTGACTCATGGAGTTTGGAATTATTAGAAGAAGAGATTTTAGCTTTTAGTGAAAAATCAGCTCAGAAATATATTGACCTTACTAACGACCCTACAATTAAAATGAAGGGTGTTATTAAAGCTTCATTAGCATCTGGAGATTTGATTTACTCTAACTATAGATTCTTAAATTCAAAACGAGAAACTATCTTAGAAGTAGCCAAAAATCAAAATGAAATGGATGAATTAGTTCTGTACTTTGAATCAGGTATAGGTAGAACACTCTACGAATACTTGCTTAACAGAATATAATTATTCAAGCCAAAATAAAACCACTCTTTTAGGGTGGTTTTTTCATTTAAAAAATAAACGACAACAAACATTTGTAAGTGTTTATTATTTATCTTTGCTATAAATCCCTGAATATGATTTCAATAAATAGATGCCGAAATGTTGTCCTTCACTTATTGGACAAAAATAATAGAGGTTTTATCTCCCCTGAGAAATTTGATTCGTTTTGTTATTTGGCTCAAATGGACATTTTTGAGAACTTATTCTATCAATATAATAAGTGGTTAAGTAATAAGTCGAAACATCTTACCGGTACGGAGTATGCAGATATTCCTAAGAATATCAAAGAGCAAATTGATGCTTTTTCGACTTATTCTACCACTTCAAATTTTACCTACAGCAATGATCCTATTAATTTATGGTCATTTACTGGTTCAGATTTATATCGAATTGAAGGAGTTTCTCTTATTAAAACTGCTTCAGGGAAGAAAACCGATGTGGAGCAAGTTTCGAAAGGTTCTGAACTTAATAATCTGATTAACTCTTCTATAAACATGCCTACTACTACCTATCCTATTTATGTTAAAATAGGAACAGGAGTTAGAGTTTATCCAAAAGTTCAAACTGGTTATGGATTAGAGTTATTTTATATCAGAACTCCTAAAACTCCAAAATGGACTTACATAACGGTAGCAGGTAATCCTATTTACAATGCAGGCGCAAGTGACAAGCAGGATATAGAATTAGACGAAAGCT